TCCGCGCTGCTGCGGCTCAAATGATCAAAACTGGCGACTTGACGGACACTGCAGAGGACATAATCAGAGGAGCAGAACGGCATCACCAGGCTGGCTGGCTATGCACTATCGCCGCCGAGCTGGAGGGATCCAATGGCTGACTTCACCCCCGCCGATCGACTGGCCTTGGCGCTGTGTCGAGTCATTGATCCAGCAACAGGGACATGCGCCACGGGCGAAGTCTGCCGCTGCTGCCGCCGCGACGCCGCTGCCGTGGTCCGCGAGTTGGTAGAGCAGGCCGGGTCCGCAAAGCACTGGCACGTTGACTAGTTGAGCGCCCTCGCCGCCGAGCTGGAGGTGCCCCATGGCTAACCCCACCCCCACCACCCCGGCGGCGGTCACCCATCCCCGGTTTCCGATGAACACCGAACCCACTAAACCCATGAACACCGAACCCACTAAACCCATGAACACCGAACCCACCGACCACACCTTTAAGGCTGCCAATGATTTAACCCTGGAAGAGTTAAACTTTCTGAAGGACACAACTGCCGGGACGATCTCTGACATACTCAACCGCTTCTCAGAGCAAACTGGCCTTAGGGTTGAATCGGTTGACTTGGATATAGCTGTTATTTATGGCGGCTCGCAACGGTATTCCGCCAGGTTAGACGTTCGGCTTTGATCGGCACCTGTAGACCATCCCACCATCCCATCACCCCACCGAACCCATGGATCCCGCAGCGATCAACATCATCTTTGACGGTCCGCCAGGACCCGAAGGCCCCCGATTTATTGAAGTCGAGAACGACAGCGGACGCAGTATCCGCGTCGGGGAATGGCAGGAGCGAACAAATGGGTGCTGGGCACTGAGGATCGCTTTGCCGATGCAGACAGCAAGGGTTGTGCAGGATGCTTACGTGGATCCCGAATACGTGGATCCCGAAATTGATCTAATGAAAAGGATCCTTAAAGAATGCGAAAACACTGAGCTTTCTGCAATACACGCCTCTGGCGTGCTTCATTCAGCTGCACTTTTGATGGGCTCCAGAACTTTTGACCTGACGGATTCTGAACAGGAAGGCGAATGAGCACCCACCATCCCACCGAACCCGTGGACACCACCCCCCCCCGCGACCCGCACCTTCCGCCGCCTGTCGTCTGCGATTGGCTGCTGGAGCAGAAATGGAGCGAACGGATTTCGTCTATTGAGATGTCATTTTCCGAAAACAGGCCATTTGGCATATCCCATTCTGAAATGAACGGTTATCACGCAGCTCACACAGCGATCGGCCGCGATGAAACAGCTCAGCTGTTTATGCCAGACGATGCGCTGGACGCTCTCCGCAAGGATGCTGAGGCACGCAACCTATGAACATCTTCCACCTACTCCGCCAGTTCCGCCTGTACGCCCTCGCTCAGCGGCTGGTCCCATTCCCGCTGCCCGCATCAGAGCGCGAGCTGCGCCGCTGGGACGCTCTTGGCGAGGCTTACACCGCCCTGCTGGAGATCAAGTACGCCGACAACTTGCGAGCTGCCCGCGAGCTTGCGGCAAGTTCCGCCGATCGCGTTCGTGAATCTTGCCGCCAGCGCTGCCAAGGCACCAACATCCCAGGGGGGCGAAACCCATAATCCCTGTCACGATTACCACAGCCCCCACGACCCCGAAGCTCTATGACCGCCACCATCGCCCGCAACGGCCCTGATCTGATCATCACTGACCCGCCCCTGCGCCAGCCCTCCAGCAGCCGATGGGGAGTGTTCCTGTGGGCTGATCCTCTGCGGGCTCGATTCCGGTTGCTGCAGGCCGAGCCCGACGGCACGCCCGTGGTGGCCGTGGAAGCTGACGCCTCCTTGGTGGGCGGTGAATGGAGCCCCCAGCTTCCGCTCACGATCCCCACAGCCCTGGCCGCCAAGGCGTTCCAGCAGCTCCTGCAGCTCCAAGGCAGCGCCGAGGCCACCCCGCGCCAGCGCCTGGCTGCTGCCCGTGGCCGCATCAACCGCAACCGCAAGCCCCTCTACCTTCGCCGGCCATGACTGAACCCGACTTTCGCGCCGCCCTGAAGCAGCTTGCTGATGCTGTTGATAGGTGGGAGATGGAGCCCACAGCAGATGACCCGCTGGCCATTGCCATGGGTCACGCCCGCAAGGTGCTCAAGGCCGCCGAGGAAGGCGAGCGGCTGTCATCCGGGAAGCTGGTCAGCGAACGACTTGACGAGCTTTTTGCCGAGGTTAAGCAAAGGGATCTTGAACCTACTGAGGTCATCCTAGGTAGCCGTGCGTTTCAGCTTTATTGCAAAGAGAGGCACGTATCCGCAAGTGGAAGATTACACAGTGGCTACCACGGCCTTCCGGTAACCGAATGGGACTCCGAAGCCGCTGAGTATGTTGCTATTGAATGCAACTGACGACACCACGCGACCAATCCCCTTCACCACCCCCTACCGATGACTAACCCAGAAGCCCCCAGCACCGTTCCTGTTGCGTGGTGCCAGTCCGAAGACTTCCGCAATGCTTTGTTCAAGCGGCAGTCTTTCAGTGGCTGGCGTGAGCAACACACCGACTGCGACACGCCGTTGTACGCGCACCCCCAGGCCAGCGCAATCGCCCCAGATGCAGCCCAGGCAAAAGGGCCAAGCCTTGACGAGGTTGCTGAGCTTTGTGAAGAGTTTGAGTTCCACCTTGAAGGCGACGGCCTTGAGATCTTGCAAGAGATGATCACCGCTGCCATCACCCGCTGGCCTGCTCCGGTTGCTCAACCAGCCGCTCAGCCAATAAACCTAGCCGAGCTGCACGACCCCGACTTCTCCGGCGGCCTGACGCCAAGCCAGCACCTTGACGTGCTGCACGGTGGGCCGGATCCTCGGGCTGCTGCCACGGCCTCGGCTGGACTTCCCGAACCCGATGTAGGCCACATCCCGCGACTGGCCGAGATCATCAGGGAAGTGGATAGCGGAAAGTGGCTAGGCGATGCAGCCCTGGCTGAGGCGATCCTGGCGCATCCTGGGTTCAGTGGCTGCCACGATGGCCCTGCGGCCTCGGCGGTGCAGGGTGTGCAAGCGGACCGGTATGAGTTCTCGGTTTTTGATAGCGAAGACTGCGAGGTAGCTGGAGGCATTGCGGCAACACTGGATGATGCAATCCGAGAGGGCCGTAACTACCTTCGCCAGTACAACCAGGATGGCCCGCATAAGCTGGAATTGCGCCGCGTTCTGGTGGTGGAGTGGACCGAAGATGGTTGGCATACTTTGAGTGACCTCACCCACTGGCAACCCCACCCCAGCCCACCCATCACCCCTAGCCCCCATGCTTGACGCCAACACCCCCGCCTTCCGCGAGCAGTACCCCAACGGCGCCACCATCTACGACCGCACGGGGCGCAGGATCAGCGGCGTGGTGGCCTTCAACCAGGAAACGGGGGAGGTGATCCGCCACGGCAAGAGCCGCATCGTGGGCGCAATCTTGCGAATGGCCAGGGGCCGCCAGCAGCGCTGGGATCTTCCGGCTGGGTTCTGGCGCCACGGCTTCTGGCCCGCGCCGCTAAGGGTTGAGCGCATTGTTTTCAACCTTGCCGTTGGAGATGCCCATGGATTTACCGAAGGTCAACTTATCACAGTAAATAACGTTTCCTATACAGTGGCTTCGGTCACGCAAACTACTATCGCCGCCATTGATTGACCCATGCCAATGCAAACACCTGAGCAGTACCTGGAACAATGCAAGCAACGCGCCTTTGACTTTTGTGATCGTGGCGACGCATTGGGAGCCTTGGCTTCAATGGTTAATGACACTACAAGGGCAGGCTACTTGGCCACAAGGGACGAATTTCTTGCTTGGGGCAACCAGTTACTGGAAAGCGGTGGGCTGAGGACAGCAGCAGATGTGCGAGATTTTATTGAACGTTTCCCCTTGGATTCCTTTGTGGTTTATTGCTAACCCCAACCCTCCACCCGTCACCCTTAACCCCCATGCTTGACGCCAACGACCCAGCCTTTCAGCAGCAGTACCCCAATGGCGCCATAGTCCGCGACCGGCTGGGGCGCCAGTTGCGTGGCGTGCTGGCTTGTGACCCGGTGACGGGGGAGGTGATCAGCGTAGTAGGGATGGACGGCTCTCTTGCTTCAGATACTGAGGGATTACTTCCGGTCGCAGTGGGGGAAGTACGGAAACGTCGCCGGTTTCATCCTGCCCCGCTGACGATCAAGCCCCGGCAGTGGCTCCACATCGGGCTTGACAACCACTGAGCCCCGCTTTGTCAACCACATTGTCAACCACCACCATGGACACCCCGGCATTCCTTGCCACTACTGAAATTTCACTGTTTGGCGGGCCGTTTGACGGTGAAACGGCAAGCATCTGCGGTCGTCCCTACGAGTATTGGGTGCCGAACGATGATCCACAAATGTTACCATTAAATATTGACCCAACGTCTTATTGTAGAACGTTTCAGTGGGTAGCAGTCTATACAAGAGTAGCAGACAAAAACTCAATATAAATTCCTTGAGATGCGCCGAATATGATCCTGCTTCTGATCACCCCCCTCCCCAGCCCTCCGCCGATCACCCCTAGCCGCTGACCCATGGACTGCCCCAGCCTTCAGCCCTGCCCACTCTGCGGTAGCAGCACGGTTGATCCAGCCATCTGCCTGCACTGGCGCAGTGAGCCCGCCGGCTACCGCTGCGTCCTTCGGCGATACCGCTGCTCCTTACAGCCGCCCATCAATGCCCTTGCCGAAGGCCAGAGCATTACGGTGGAGGGCATCCAAGGCCCCTATGCTCACTGGAACGGCACCTACGTGGTGGATCCCGCCAATTCTATTGTTCAAATTCAAGACAAAAACGGCAGCACGACAGACTGTGAGTTTGTAACTCGGTTCATCAATGGCAATGAAGCGTATTTAATTTTAGACCCGATACATCTTGAAATGTGCCTGGTCTACGTCAAGGACGACGGCTCTACGGAGCTTGTAGGGAAATCAGATAAAGATCACGACATGATACTGTCAACCTTTGAAGAGGTGCTGAAAGATCATGCGCCAAGTCCTGAACTTAAAGCAAGTATTGCAATTAAGCCCTTTGGGCCGTATTGGATGGCTGCTGGGCCAGATGTAATGCTTGAAGAAGGCGCAGATGGCGCGGATTTGGATAACTTGGAAAACCTTGAGGGAGACAAATGGGTTGGGTATCTTCTTATTAGTATTCGCCTTTACCTTGGCGAATCCAGAGGGCATCGGGAATACGGGCTTTATTGTAGGGAGCCAGATTTTTACTTTGTCGCTAAATCTTCTGATCTTGTTCTTGTTGAAGATGACGAGCTTGACCGAGTTCGCCAAGACGCTGAGGCGGCCATTGATGCCGTGCTGCCGCCCGCCGAGGGGGCTCTGCCCACCACTCCCTGATGCCCCTGAACCTCCTCCACCACGGCGCCGCGCACGCCTACCGGGGCTTCCCCGCCTGGCAGGAGGTGCAGTCGGCACGGGCGGCAGAGGGGGCCATCCCGGCGGCAGTGGAGCCCTACACCAAGAGCTTTCGCGAGTACATCGCCGACGCCTACCCGCGGTTTCCCTTCACGCGCCACACCCTGCGGCTGATTGATCTGGCGCAGCGGGTGGCCGATGGTGATCTTCGCCGCCTGATGGTGGAGCTGCCCCCCAGGCACTGGAAATCCACGATCTTCAGCCGATTCCTGCCGGGCTACTGCCTGCGGCGGTTCCCCGATCGCTCCGGCGGTATCTGCTGCCAGTCTCAAGACCTGGCGGTGGGCTTCAGCGAGGCCGCCCGCGATTACTTCGCCGCCAGCGGTGGCGTGCTGAGCGCCAGCAAGGCCGGCAAGGAGGAGTGGGCCACGGACGATGGGATCGGCTCGATCTGGACCGCAGGCATCGGCAAGGGCACCGGCAAGCCCGGCCACTGGTTGTTCATTGATGACCCGATCAAGGGCCGCGAAGAGGCCGAGAGCGCCGCGTTCCGCCGGCAGGTTCACAACTGGTGGGATTCGGTCCTCTCCACCCGTGAGGAGCCCAACAACAGCGTGGTGGTGGTTCACACGCGCTGGCACGAGGCCGACCTGATCGGCTACTTGCTCAGCAAGAACCTGGAGCTGGAGAAGGAGGGTCTGGAGGACGACTGCGAGCGCTGGCACGTGGTCAGCCTGCCGATCGAGGCGGTGCCGGCCAACGACATCAAGCCTTTGCCGGCCACAGTCACCCGCGAGGCCGATAACCGGCAGCCGGGGGAGGCGCTGGATCCTGAGCGCTTCAACGAGCGGTGGATCAAGAAGAAGAAGGCCAATACCCCCGACCGGGACTGGGAGTCGATCTACCAGCAACGCCCGAGCGCCGGCAAGGGCACGGTGTTTTTCTTGGATCGGATGCGGTTCTACGGCTGCCCGGCTTGGCCAGGCCAGGCAGGCGATCCCGATCTGCCTGCAGGCTTCATCCGCAAGATCCTGTCAGTCGATGCCACTTTTGACGACACCGCCGGCAGTGACATGGTGGCGATGACGCTATGGGGCCAAAGTCCGCAAGGTGCCTGGCTCTTGGACTTGGTGGATGAACGCCTCGACTTCCCGGCCACCGTGAGCATGATCCGCTCCATGCACCTACGGCACCGCTTTGGGCAGTTGGTGATCGAGAAAAAGGCCAACGGCGCTGCGGTGATCAAAACCCTCACGCAGGCCGCCCACGGCTATCAGGTAGTGGCCGCCGGAGTGGGTGACATGGGCGGCAAAGAATCCCGCGCCAATGCTGCCAGCGTGGAGTTCAACAACGGGAGAGTCTTCCTGCCTCGCTCTGCCCCCTGGAGCAACAAGGTCCGGGATCAGCTTGTGCAGTTCCCCGCGGCACCCTTCGATGACATCGTGGACAGCACGAGTCAGCTCCTGATCTTCCTCTCCGGTTCCGGCCCCATCAGCTTTGGCACCGTCAGCTATGGCCATGGCGCCTGACCACCCGGCCAAGGCCCCAGGCGGCGCCAAGCGCAGGGGTGACAGGTGGCCCGATAATGGCAACGAAAGCGGGCTCAACTTGCCGGTGATGGCTACCACGCCTCGGGCCCGCCAAAAGGCCGGCCGCCTGAGCAACAGCACGGACACCAAGGCTCACGCCAAGGCTGGCCCCTGTCCTGATCTGGACCGGCTCGGGAGCTTCCCGCCGCCCACGGCAACTTCCGAGCAGCTAGCCATCGACAACCTGAAGCTCGCCACGGCCATGGCCAACAGGCTGGCGCGGCAAACGCAGATGCCCTTCGACGACCTGCACATGGTCGCGGTCCGGGGGCTGCTGAACGGCTGCCGCCGCTACGACCCCTCCACGGGGAACCGGCTGAGCACCTGCGTGGTGCCCTTTATCCGCGGCGCCATGGCCCAGTGGCTGCGGGACAAGGGCCACAGCAGCGGCGTGAAGTTCCCCGATCGCTGGCGCGACAAGGCCCCGGTGGTGCGGCGCCTGGTGGCCGATGGCGCCACCCTCTCGGCCGTGGTGGAGGCCACCGGGCTGGAGGCGGCCGAGGTTGGGGAGATCCTGGAGGCCCAGGGCGCCACCCGCAGCCTGGATCACGAGAGCTATCAGGCTGAGCGCGAGGGCCGCCACGACTACGAACCCGACCCATGGGACGAGATCGAGGCTTACGACGAGCTGAATGACGCCCTGCGGGTCGCCGACGAGGCCCATGCCGCCCTGCGGTGGGCGGATCGGTTGATGCTGGAGCACGCCTGGGAGGCGAAGCCCCGGCGGCAGCTTGCCCGCATGCCTCATGGGCAGTTCCTGCGGCATGCCGAGGGCATCCTCCGCGGGGAACGCCTGAGGCCTCACGAGGAGCGGGAGCCGCCGTCCCTGATGGTGCCCGTGGCCGGCGCCACGGACGGGGCCCGCAGGCGTGTCACGGAGCCTCGGGAGATCCTGCAGGCGGCGGAGCAGTTGGGGTTGTTCGATGCCTGTCGGGATGGGGGTGGGGTATGAGCAGCACACTGCACCTCGGCGACTGCCTCGACGTGCTGCGCACCATGCCGGATTGCAGCGTGGATGCGGTGGTGACGGATCCGCCCTACGGCCTGTCCTTCATGGGCAAGCGGTGGGACTACGACGTGCCCAGCGTGGCGATCTGGGCCGAGTGTCTGCGGGTGCTGAAGCCTGGCGGGCACCTACTGGCGTTCGCTGGCACGCGCACGCAGCACCGAATGGCGGTGCGGATTGAAGATGCGGGGTTTGAGATTAGGGATTTGATTATGTGGTGCTATGGCTCGGGGTTCCCGAAGTCGCTGGACGCGAGCAAGGCGATTGACAAGGCGGCGGGGGAGATCAGGCCGCGTGTCGCTGGAGGGCAGGGAGGTGCCAACGCGATCCTTGGCGTGCGAAAATGTGGCGAGGCCATCAGTGGCGAGGCCATCAGTGGCGAGGCCATCAGTGGCGAGGCCCAGCAGTGGGCCGGCTGGGGCACTGCGCTAAAGCCCGCCCTAGAGCCGATCACCATGGCCCGCAAGCCGCTGGCTGGCACCGTGGCCGCGAACGTGCTGGAGCACGGCACCGGGGCGCTGAATGTGGACGGGTGCAGGGTTGGGACCGACGGAGGAACCACCCGAAGCGAACAGGCGCCTTACGCAGAAAGCGGCTGGAGAACCGGGCACAAGATCGAAACGCTAAACGCCGGCCGCTGGCCCGCCAACCTGGTCCACGACGGCAGCGACGAGGTGGTGGGGTTGTTTCCGCAGACCATCAGTGGCCAACTCTTGCCTAAGCACACCATCAAAGGCGGCCCAACGCATTCCATGGAAAACCCAGGGCGCACACGATCGCCAAGAAATGAAATGGGGGGCGACACCGGCAGCGCTGCCCGGTTCTTCTACACCGCCAAGGCCAGCAAGGACGACCGCGACGACGGCAACACCCACCCCACCGTCAAGCCCACCGATCTGATGCGCTACCTCTGCCGCCTCGTCACCCCACCCGGCGGCGTGGTGCTTGACCCCTTCATGGGCTCAGGCTCGACAGGTAAGGCGGCCATGCTGGAGGGGTTCGGCTTCATCGGCATTGAACGCGAGCCCAGCTACCACGCCATCGCCGAGCAACGGATCGGCAGGGCCCAGGCCGCTGGGCATCAGCCCGACCTGTTCAGCCTCACCACCTAACCCGCCCCTGTCGCGACCCCCACGCAAGCGGGAAAACTGCACCCAGAAGGCATAGGCAGCGGTGCAGCAGCAGCAGATCAGCCATCCGACGACCAAGGGCGATCTGCCTTCGTTCCATCACCCCAGCCTGCGC